ATTAACTGCACTGAGGGTGGATTCCTTGAGTGCTTTCCAAAGGCAAAGATAACGGAGGTGTTATGAGATGTGAAAAAGGTGACTATATTACAGTGAGATTTCCTAATAGTAAACGAGATGCTCAGTTTATTGTTAAAGAATACATACCCCATGAAGATAAAGCTATACTTAAAAACTACTATACCAAACAAGAACGTAAAGTTTCGGTGTCTTGGTTAATGGAATTACAAGCTATTAATCAAAGCGAAACATACGGGCTATAACAATAACTAATAATAACAATAATAAATATGAGAAAAACCTGCAAAACCCAAAGCTGTAAGCGTAGGCTTACACCTACCACACACTCCGGTGCACGTTCAGTTTACTGTAAGCCCTGTGATAGGGCTAGTGCTCGGCTCCGTATGAGAGAGCTTCGGACAACAAGAACACTAAAGCAAGCTACATCAAGTTACTATCGACGCAAACACGGTGATGTTTATATCGTACATAACCCTTCCTTTCCCGGTTGGATTAAAGTAGGATGCGCCCTTGACGCAAACGATAGGCTCAATGCTTTCCAAACAGCCACGCCCCATAGGAACTTCTCCTTGAAATGGTCACGCAAGGCAAGGAATAAACTGGATGCTGAACTTGCTTGTCACCAAGAACTAGAGAAACACTGTACCCGCAAGGGGGAGTGGTTCAAGATTCAGCCTGCAAAGGCTAAGCGTATTTTAGAGAGGATGCAAGTATGGCAGAACTAGACCAATTAGTACCAGATATCTATAAGCTTCTGGATAAACTTCAAGATGGCGAGAGTATCGTACCAGATCTCGAGCCTCACCTAGATACCTGTATGGAGAACATACGTGAATGTATTGTCCACTGGGCAACACCCCAACAACCAAATAGAAATGACAGCCTCCGAATGTCAAACATTGGACGAGGCGATAGACGACTATGGTTTGATGCTCACGAAGATTCAGAGCCTACACGAGAGCCTCCTCACACATTCATCAAGTTCCTCTACGGGCATCTCCTTGAGCAGATTGCCCTACTCCTTGTGGAGGCTGCGGGACATAGAGTTTCAAACACGCAGGATGAGGTCGTTGTTGATGGAATTAAAGGACACATGGACGCCGTTATCGACGGAGAAGTGATTGATGTTAAGACCGCATCCTCTTATGGCTTTAAGAAATTTGCCGAGGGGAGGCTGGCTGAGGATGATGCCTTCGGTTATCTGCCTCAGTTGGCTGGTTACGAGAAGGCTATGGGTACAGATAACGGTGGGTTCCTTGTTATCAATAAGGAATCTGGTGAGCTTTGTCTCCATATCCCTGATGATCTTGATAAGCCCAACGTCTCTACAGTAATTGAACACAAGAAAAATGTGATGAAATCTGTTGACAAGCCTGAAGCTTTGTGCTATGATGATAAACCTAATGGCGCTGCAGGCAACATGACAGTCGGAAAGGGCTGTACTTGGTGCCCTCATTTGATGCAGTGCCGTTCAGATGCCAATGACGGCAAGGGTTTGAGAGTCTTCGCGTACTCTAAGGGCCCTGAGTTCTTTACAAAGGTGGTCAAAGAACCACGAGTCGAGGAGATAACACATGAATTTGTTTGATGAGATTGATAAAGCTTTTACAGATTTCGTAGATGGCTTGAGTACTAAGCAAGTAGTTGGTGCTACTGTAATTACTACATTGATTGTAGGTATCATCATTGGGAGTGTATTGTTTTGAGGGGTTCCAAAGCTAAAGCGTTACGACGACGAGCTGATGAGCTTATTGTCGGTTGGCTAAGGAACATGGTGCCTGAAGGGGAGGATGTGAGTCGAATAAATACAAGAACAATAGACTCCTTCCTCCCCGACGAGACCCACTTCTACGCTAATGGACAGACACGGCTGTACTATATGTCACGTAAGTGGGTACGTAAACAGCTTAAAAGAAATCCAGACATGACACTAACGGATCTAATTAATGCGGAAACCGCGTAAAATAAGGAAGAAGGAAACCGGGGTTCCTAAAGGATATGACAGTCACTTTGAGGCTCGTCTAGATAAAGAGGTTCTATCTGAGGATTGGGAGTATGTCCCCACACCATCTCCAAATCCAATCTTCTATAAGGTAGAGCACTCTTATCACCCCGATTTCGTTCTGAAGCAAGGTAAGAAAACTATTTACCTTGAGGCTAAAGGGCGCTTCTGGGACTATCAAGAGTACAACAAGTACAAATGGATAGCTAAGCACCTAAAGAAAAATGAGGAGTTAGTGTTTCTATTCGCTATGCCCCATGCCCCTATGCCCGCTACGCGGCGTCGTAAGAATGGAACTAAGTTCTCTCACCGAGAATGGGCTGAGAAGAATGGGTTCCGTTGGTATGATGAATTTAATTTACCGGAGGAGTGGAAAAAAGATGGAATCAATACATCACCCAACGAATGAAGAACTCTCCGAAGGCATCAAGTTTGATGAAGGGAAACCAGCAATGGAACTTATTGCCCCCGAGATCTTGGTAGCCCTCGGAGAAATCCTAGAGTTTGGTGCTCGTAAGTATGCTGCTCGTAACTGGGAGAAAGGTATGGCTTGGGGCCGTCCCTTCGGAGCCTGTATGCGTCACCTTTGGGCTTGGTGGCGAGGAGAGGACAACGATGTTGAGACAGGTAAGAGTCACCTCTGGCACGCTGCTTGCTGCATTATGTTCTTGATAGCCTATGAGGCTCGGGGGGTCGGCACTGATGACCGAAATATTACAATGTAAACAATGTGGTGGGGATTACACACAAAAACCCAGCGGGAGACCAAAGCTGTATTGTTCACGGAGCTGTGCCTTACTTTATTGGCGACTGAATAATAAAGAAAGAAGAAAAGAATTAAACTATATACACAGTATCTTAAAATATGGTATCTCTGTAGAGGAGTATGAGTCAAGGCTTCTTGATCAAGACTATAAGTGTGCTATATGTAGATTAGGGACTAAAGGTAAGACAAGCCAATCCCGTTTACATATTGATCATGACCATATAACTGGCGAAGTTAGAGGCTTACTCTGTAGTAAATGTAATACAGGCTTGGGTTTATTTAATGATGATATAATTTTACTACAGAAAGCTCAGGAGTATTTAAATGATCCTTAAAGCTTTATCATTACTAGCCGCTAATTTTATATTCATAGGACTCAAGTCCTTTCAACAACGCAATGTAGCTTTTATGAATTATAAGTTAGTGTTCCCGACCAGCGCTTTGATGGGCCTAACTGAGATTTACATTATTGGGGTTATAGCTTCAGGTGTAGTTAATTCCACCTTGTCTCCTCTAGATATATGTGCTATAATCACAGGAGGAGGTTTAGGTTGTATCGCTTCGATGTATATACATCATAAATATGTTCCAAATAATAAAGGATAATCAATGGATCAATATCAGTCTTATATTTTCAAGAGCAGATATGCTAGATACCTACCGGATCAACAGCGTCGTGAGACTTGGGATGAAACAGTAGGAAGGTACATTCAGTTCTTTAGGGACAGGGAGCAGCTTAGTCCTCAGATGGCTAACAAGCTCTTTGAATCTATCCGAGACATGGAGGTAATGCCTTCGATGCGGTGCATGATGACCGCAGGTAAAGCCTTGGATAGGGATAATGTAGCAGGTTATAACTGCTCCTATCTCCCCATTGACCACCCACGCTCTTTTGATGAGCTTATGTATGTACTTATGTGTGGTACAGGTGTTGGCTACAGCGTAGAACGAGAGAATGTAAATAAATTACCGGAGGTAGCAGATGAGTTCCACGACACCGATACAACTATCGTTGTTTCCGACAGTAAAATTGGATGGGCCTCAGCTTTTAGAGAGCTTATCAGCCTCCTGTACTCTGGCAAAGTCCCTAAGTGTGACCTTACCAGAATTAGACCGGCTGGCTCAAGACTACGTACATTTGGGGGTAGAGCCTCTGGCCCAGAGCCCCTCGCAGATCTATTTAATTTCGCGGTACAGTTGTTCCGAGGAGCTGCAGGACGACAACTTACAGATCTTGAATGCCATGATCTCGCGTGTAAGATTGCAGACATCGTGGTTGTTGGAGGAGTTAGACGAAGCGCTCTCATCTCTCTTAGTAACGTCTCAAGCCACCGAATGCAAACAGCCAAGTCAGGACAATGGTGGCTCACAGATGGGCATAGAGCCCTCGCAAACAACTCAGCAGTATACTTAGGGAAGCCTGACTATGGGACATTCCTTAATGAAATGCAAAGCCTTTATGAAAGCAAGTCGGGAGAGCGTGGTATCTTTTCTCGGAAGGCTGCCAAGATCGTGGCTGATCGGAATGGTAGAAGGGTTACTGATGGTATTGATTTCGGCACTAATCCTTGTTCCGAAATTATTCTGAGGCCCTATCAGTTCTGTAATCTAACTGAGGTTGTGATTCGACCTGAAGATACCTTAGCATCTCTGAAGGCTAAAATACGTAACGCAACAATCCTTGGTACCCTGCAGTCAACTCTTGTGGATTTCCGTTACCTGAGGAAGATCTGGAAGACTAATACTGAGGAAGAAGCATTGCTTGGTGTTAGTTTAACAGGCATAATGGATCACCCTATCCTTGGAGACCCAGACAATGAAGAGTTACCGAAGTGGCTTGAAGCGCTTAGGGATACGGCTATTGAGACTAATAGAACTTGGGCTGATAAACTCGGCGTTAATCCTTCTGCTGCCATTACTTGCGTTAAACCTAGTGGTACTGTTAGTCAGTTGGTGGACAGCAGCAGTGGTATTCATCCTCGTTTT